GCGCACTTCTGCAGACTATATACTGGGTACTATCCAACCGTCTGTGTTTTGGGGAGAAAACGCACCAAGACTTGCTAGTAAGATGGGAGAGCCTATTGTCAAAGATCTTCGAGAAATCGGAAAAAAATATGGTTACACTTTTTCAATATTTAAGACAAAAAGCTTATTACATGGACTTTCTCAAGTAAGAGATAGAACATTTTATTTCTTCTGGAAAGGCGAAAAAGTACCTGTCTTTGAATATATAAACAGACCACACAAAACAATTGAAGATGCTATTCGATCAGTAGGTAGAGATGCTAAAGATCCAATGGATATGCTTGCTAATGATGCTAAGCCAACTGACAACGCGTACTACAAATATACGCTGCATAAGACTGGTATGACACATCAAGAGTTTCAGCAATCTATTAAGAAGACTACCAATCCGCTCGAATGGATTTATCAAAATGACTCGTTACTTGAAGCTGCAAAGTGGATGGACAATAACGATCATGAAAGAGAAGCTGCTAAGTGCCGTCGGAAACATGAAAAGCTTGCCTCAGGCGGGAATATCATGTGGCACAATATTGAGATTCCAAAAGACTTTATTGGTGCGTTTGTTGGGCATAGACCAACTTCACTTACGCATCCAGATGAGGATCGGTTTTTGACTATTAGAGAATGCTTATCATTAATGGCACTACCTACAGACTTCCAGCTTCAAGGTGGTCGTAAGAATCTCAATCACATTTGCCAAAACGTACCAGTAACAACTGCAATGGACATGGCTGCGGAAGTAGTCAAGTTTTGCGAAGGTCGTTCTGACAACCGACTTGTTGAAACCGATTATCTTGTTCAAGATAATAAAAATAGTACATGGTGGTCACAACAAAGTAGTGTACAATTAGACGCATTTATGGTATAATATATGTACAATAAAGAATTCAAATTAACGCCTCAAGAACTTGAGCTAATAGAAAGTGCTCTACGTGGTAGATTATCTCGTAGAGCACAAAGCCGACTACAACACGTTGAAAGCACAATTCAAGACGCTAGCCAACTTGATAGTGTTAAAAAGATAGACGCCGAAATAAAAGAAATTAATGAACTACTTGCTAAATTTCATCAACAAAAGAATTGGTATAGATCGCCAGATGAAATTTACGTTAGTGGCTAACCCTAAGGAGATAATGTATGTCCATAATGGATAAATTGAAAAAGAATTCGAAAGTCAAAACATCTGAAATCTTGGCTGATTCAAAGTTCTTTAATGATAAAGACATGATTGCAACAGATACACCTATGATTAACGTTGCATTGTCTGGTGAAGTTGATGGAGGTTTATCTCCAGGGCTAACAGTACTTGCTGGTCCTTCAAAACACTTTAAGACTTCATTTGCTTTGATTATGGCAAGTGCTTATTTGAAAAAGTATAGCGATGCTGTATTACTATTTTATGATTCAGAGTTTGGTTCGCCTCAACAGTATTTTGAGCAATTTGAAATCGATACAAATCGTGTACTTCATACTCCAATTACAAATGTTGAAGAACTTAAATTCGATATTGTTGGTCAATTAGAAGGTTTAGATCGTGAAGATAAAGTTATTATCGTAATCGATTCAATTGGTAACCTCGCCTCTAAGAAAGAAATGGAAGATGCTATCAACGAAAAGTCTGTGGCTGATATGTCACGTGCTAAAGCGTTGAAAGGTTTATTCCGCATGTGTACACCATATTTGAATATGAAAAATATTCCATTGGTGGCAGTCAATCATACATACCAAGAAATTGGTTTGTTCCCTAAAGCTATTGTGTCAGGCGGCACTGGTATCTACTATTCAGCTGATAACATCTGGATCTTAGGACGAAGGCAAAACAAAAAGGGCACTGATATCGTTGGTTACGATTTTGTAATTAACGTGGAGAAATCACGCTATGTTAAAGAAAAGTCTAAGATTCCTATCAATGTTAGTTGGGAAGGTGGAGTACAAAAGTGGTCTGGTCTGCTTGACATTGCTTTGCAAGGTGAATATGTCGCTAAGCCGAGTAACGGTTGGTATTGCAGAGTTGACCAGGAAACTGGTGAACTACTTGAACCTAAAGTACGAGAAGCCCAAACCTTAGAAGAAGAGTTTTGGAAACCAATCTTTGCTGATACAAACTTCAAAGATTATCTTACTGATGTTTACAAAATTGGTGGTAAAGCTACTATTGATTTTGAGGAGATCTCGTAATGAACGATGGTCCATTTACTTCTGAATTTGATATTGACCTTGAAGGTGTAATACGTAGAGAAATTATAACATATCGCTATAATAAGAATGGAAGTATGCAAAAAGAAATTGCATCTCGTTCTTATTTTGGCGATGACTATAACGATAGTACGCAAACTATACCAATGCAAAGGTGGGAAAGCTGATGCAAGAAGGTGTTGACTACGAACTCGTTCTTAACGATGAGCAAGATGAAAACTGGTCATGCCGGATATTAACAGGTGACTGGCCAGAGACTGTGATTAAATATCACGCTCTGGCAGTTAACGAGGTAAGCGACAATCTAAGTTTTAACTTTCATGTTGTTTCTTCTCCAGATCCAAATGCTCATATTGATAACGAAGATTTGCAAATGGTGGCTGGTGAATGCCTTCAGGCTATAATGGATGCCTGTATTGAAGAAGGCTCAGCTAAGTTTACAGATCGAGAAACAGGTAAGGAGCTAACAGCTGATGAAGTTTTTAGTGATGGGACTGCCGGGTAGTGGTAAAACTACTTTAGCTAAACCATTTGCAGAACTAATTGGTGCCATTCATTTGAATGCCGATGAAGTTCGAACAAGATACGATGACTGGGACTTTTCATGTCATGGTCGTTTGAAACAAGCAGAACGTATGAGGCATTTAGCTGATGGTTGCGTTTTAGCTGGTAGAATGGTAGTAGCTGACTTTATATGTCCACTTGATTGGACACGTAAAGAGTTTGATGCAGACTATACAATTTGGATGGATACGATTCAAACTTCAAAACATGAAGATACAAATGTCATGTTTATGAAACCATTTGCGAATGAAGTTGATTATCATGTTAAAGAATGGTTTGATGATACACACGCTCAATTGATGCTTGTAATTGATAACTACCTTGCAAAGAAAGATGATGTAAAACACGATCGTCCAATAGGCACATCAATGAAACCTTTATTGGTAACGAAACAAAAATGATGGATTACACTAAGCCAACATCTCAAATGCTTGGTAGGTTTCAGCCATGGCATCTCGGTCATACTGAGCTCTTTAAAAAGATCCATGCTGAAACTGGTCAAGTTGTTATTATGGTTCGTAGCATGCCAATAAGCGATAGCGATCCATATCCACCAATTACTATTAAACAAACGATTCAGAACGAATTAAATAGGTTTACATATGATGTAGACTATGTTATAATAATAGTTCCAAATATAATTAACATCGGTTACGGTCGTGATGTCGGTTATACAATCAAGCAATATGACCTAGGAGAAGAGATACATTCAATTTCAGCAACTCAAATTCGTAATGAAAGTAAATGATGCAAGCAAATATTGAACAAACCATATTGCGCAATCTTCTCACTGATGAGAAGTATATGCGAAAGGTGCTACCTTTTATTAAGCCAGATTATTTCCAAGGTGTATATAAAACACTGTTCAAGGAAGCTGGTAAGTATGTAGCAAAATATAATAAACTACCATCGTCTGAAACAATGTCTATTCAGCTTGGTGATGCTCAAATGTCAGAAGAACAATTTGGCATGGCCATGGACGTGGTACCAAATCTCTTTTCAAAAGAAAAGATCGATTATCAATGGTTACTTGACCATACTGAAAAATGGTGTCAAGACCGAGCAATCTATATTTCTATAATGGAATCCATCAGCATTATTGATGGTAAACACGAAACACTTACAAAGAATTCATTGCCTGAGCTTTTACAAAAAGCATTAGGTGTTGCATTCGATACTAACGTTGGTCACGATTATGTTGAACAGGCAGAAGAAAGGTGGGACTTTTACCACACTGAAGAGGATCGCATACCTTTTGATCTTTCCTACTTCAATAAGATTACCAAAGGCGGTGTTCCAAAGAAGACGCTTAACATTGCTCTCGCAGGTACTGGTGTTGGCAAGTCTTTATTCATGTGTCATGTTGGCGCTGCTGCTCTGGTAGAAGGTAAGAACGTTCTATACATTACAATGGAAATGGCTGAAGAAAAGATTGCTGAACGTATCGATGCTAATTTATTGAATGTACCTATTGATCAACTTGATAGTATGTCAAAAGATATGTTTACTGAAAAAGTAAAGAACCTTGCTCGTAAGACAACCGGTAGACTTATTGTAAAAGAATATCCAACTGGTTCAGCTCATGCAGGCCACTTCCGTGCTTTATTGAA